TCCTCGTGGTACTGTCAATCCTTCTAACGCTGATGCAAACCCAGGTCTACTAAACGATGGTGGCACCTATGAGCGTGGCGAAAGAGGCATCGTAAGACAGGATGCTGAGACCCTAGGTTCAGGTTCGACTCTGTTCAACGAGATGTCATTCAGCATCGAGAAGACTGCTGTTACTGCACGTACCAGAGCTCTCAAAGCAGAATACACTCTAGAACTAGCACAAGACCTCAAGGCAATCCACGGTCTTGATGCTGAGCAAGAGCTTGCTAACCTACTCTCAAGCGAGATTCTTGCTGAGATCAACCGCGAAGTCGTTCGTACTGTTTACACCATCGCTAAGCCTGGTGCTCAGAACAACGTTGCTAACGCTGGTATCTTTGACCTTGACGTTGATTCAAACGGTCGTTGGTCGGTTGAGAAGTTCAAGGGACTCATGTTCCAAGTTGAGCGTGATGCTAACGCAATCGCTCAGCAAACCCGCCGTGGTAAGGGCAACTTCATCATCACTTCTGCTGATGTTGCATCTGCTCTCGCTATGTCTGGAACCCTTGACTACTCCTCAGGTCTAAGCGGTGCTGGTGGTCCTTCCATCGGTGAAGTTGATGACACTGGTAACCTCCTAGTAGGCACCATGAACGGCAGAATCAAGGTCTATGTTGATCCTTATTCAGCAAACGTTTCGGCAAACCAGTTCTACGTTGTTGGTTATAAGGGTACTTCACCTTATGACGCAGGCGTATTCTACTGCCCATACGTTCCCCTCCAGATGCTACGTTCGATCGATCCTAACACCTTCCAGCCTAAGATTGGCTTCAAGACTCGTTACGGCATGGTTTCGAACCCATTCGTTGAGGCATCTGCAGGCGTTCCTGACGCTGAGCAACTCACCGCTAATGTTAACCAGTACTACAGAAGAGTACTTGTCAAAAATCTTATGTGATCCGTATTCACATATCAACACAGGGGAGTCTTCGGACTCCCTTTTTTTGTAAATAGATATAGTATCCTGTAAAGTTATGCCACGCGGTAGATTGTCTAAGGTTGACATGCTCGCCAAAGTCTATAAAATGAAGAATGAACTCTACCAAAATTCTCATACGAGAAGTCAGGAATGGCAGAATGGAGCCCATGCTGCCATCAATAAACTTTTGGATTGTATAAACGAGTATTCTTCATGAACCAATCTTCACTTATTCTGATACTATGTCTTTCTCCGCTAGCAGCAATATTTCTTGTTATGAAGTTAGCACTATGGGTTGGTGAGACGGCAGAGTTTGCTGCTAAGACAAAGGAACTTGAGAGAATGCAACATGGACCATATATCGTCTGGGATGAAGACGAGGAGGAAGACAAATGGACTTGAGTTATCTTTATTCGGAAATTTCTAAAGTAAAAAACGAAACTCTCATGGAAGAACCATGTCCCCTATATGAACCAGAATGGGAACAAGCAACAGAAGATGACTGGGAAGACTTCTGGTACAACGAGGATAAATAAGGTGTAGCTTGGGAAGTTGACATGGCAGCTGAGTGGTATAAGGAGCAACCTACAAATAGGAACTTCTTGAACCCTATTGGATATCTACTCAAACTGGAAAAGTTTGAAGGCGTAGATTTTTTCTGCCAAACAGCAAATGTCCCCGACGTTAGTATGCCAGTTACAGAAGTGGCGAGCAGGTTTAGAAGTCTGCCCATCATTCCTGGAGGTGGTGTAACGTTCGGGGATTTTGTTGTATCTTTTATTGTGGACGAAGATTTAAAAAATTATAACAGCATTTACAAGTGGATCAGAGATAACGGAAATGCCGACGAAATGCAACGCAAAACTATTGAAAAAGATATCTACACAAATGCTCAACTTCATATTGTAACTTCTCAATACAATCCAGCATTTATTATTGACTTTAGAAACATATTTCCTACGTCACTTTCAAACCTGCAGTTTAATGCTACAATTAGTGATGTAGAATATATTACTGCTGAAGTAACATTCAAGCATCAACAATTCTTTATTTGTGATAAGAACCTCAAACCTCTATGAACTTTGAAACCCTTCGTAATAAATTTGAAAAACTGAGAGAAGAATGGGCAGAAGATTCTGCAATTGACTTTCAATTTAAGAACAAACAGTATACCACAGATTTGGGACAACTTGCTTTAGACATCCCTTTTCAACATAATAAATACTTACACCACTACACAGACATCTCTCAAATCAAGACTTCTTTAGAGTTTGAGATCCGTAAGTTGGTAAAAGAGAAACGTGAATATTATTCAGGCGAAGCAGACGCAAAAATTTACGCCTCTAAACCATTTGGATCTAGCATTAAGACTTCGGAAAAAATGAAAACTTATCTTGAGGCTGACGATGATATTGTCAACCTTGAGGCAAAGATCAAATATCTTGACCAGATGCTTTACTGGTTGGATCAAGTCATGCGTCAAATTTCAAACAGAGGGTTTCAGATCAAGAGTGCGATTGAGTGGGAGAAATTTATTAATGGACAATAATGACCCTACTCTCTGTAAAAAAGAAGAATGAAGTTTACGTGACAATTCAATCCGATGAGCCCCATGTTCATATGGAGCTCTCGGACTACTTTACTTTTGAAGTTCCAGAAGCGAAGTTCCTGAAGAAGAATCCCAGATACAAATACTGGGATGGAACTATTCGTCTCTATTCACCTGGAACTGGAGAACTTTACGGTGGACTGATGAAGCACCTTCAGGTGTGGGCAGAGGAGCGTCAGTACACTATCCAATATGAAAAAAATGACTGGTATGGCGATGTTCAAGAAACTAACGATTTTGTTTCTCCTGGTGGCATCAAAACCTTTATGGACAAAATCACCAGAGAAGGAATTGCTCCAAGACAGTATCAATACGATGCTGTATACCAAGCGATAAAAAATAACCGCAAGTTACTTCTTTCTCCTACGGGGTCTGGGAAGTCTCTGATGATCTATTCCCTCGTCAGATACTATACTGCTACCCACAAGCAAACGCTCATCATCGTTCCTACTACGTCCCTGGTAGAACAGATGGTCAACGATTTTATTGACTACGGTTGGAATGCGGAAGATTATGTTCATAAGATTTACTCTGGTAAAGATAAGAATACTGATAAACCGATAGTCATTTCAACTTGGCAATCCATTTATAAGTTTCCCAAGAGATATTTTGATGACTTTGATTGTGTGATTGGTGACGAAGCTCATCTGTTCAAGTCTAAGTCACTAACAGGTATTATGACAAAGCTTCATAATGCAAAATATAGATTTGGTTTTACAGGAACACTTGATGGCAGTAAAACACACAAGTGGGTATTAGAAGGTTTGTTTGGTGATTGTGAACGTGTTACTAAAACAGATGATCTGATCAAGTCAGGTTACCTATCTAAATTTAGGATCAAAGTGTTACTGTGCAAACATGCTCCGCAATACTTTGAAAGCTATCATGACGAAATTGATTATCTTGTGCAGCATCGTGGTAGAAATAATCTTATCAAAAATCTTGTAAAAGATATTGAAGGTAATACGCTTGTGCTATTTAACTATATTGAGAAGCATGGGGAACCACTTTTTGATTTGATAAATAGCACCGTAGACCCACAACGAAAAGTATTTTTCGTACATGGTGGGACTGATGTGGAAGACAGGGAACAAGTCCGACAGATTACTGAGACTGAGAACAACGCTGTTATTATCGCCTCTTACGGCACATTCTCAACTGGTATTAACATCAAACGTCTACACAATATTATCTTTGCCTCACCAAGTAAATCGCGTATCAGAAATTTACAATCTATTGGTCGTGTATTGCGTAAGGGCGAAGGAAAAGATATGGCAACCTTATATGATATCGCTGATGATATTGGCGGACAAAATTACACACTCAAGCATTTGAATGAAAGAGTAAACATTTATAATGAAGAGAATTTTAAATATGAGGTTATTAGAGTAAACCTTAGAGCAAGCTAATATGGAAGAAGAGTTTTACGCAACGTTAAAACTAGTATCAGGAGAAGAGGTAGTGGCAAAAGTCTGCTACCTTCCTGACGAAGATAAAATTATGTTGGACCGACCGCTAGCAGTAGAAAATGCAAAGCAGAAAAAAGGTCATATGGAAGTAACTGGTTTTGCGTTAAAAGAATGGATCTCTGCAACTTTTGATGAAATGTTTATTATCAAAAGAGATCACATAATTACTATGACTGAAGTGGAAGGAGAACTTGTTGAGTTCTACGAAAAAACCCTCAACCGTCTAGAGAGTGGAAAGTCTCTAGCAGGCAGAGGGAATAAATTACCTAGAAGGGCTGGTTACTTAGGTTCAATAAAAGAAATGAAAAAGTCTCTAGAAGACATTTATAAAAAAAGCTAAAAGCTATAACTCTCTTGAACCCTTGACATAGTTATTCTACTGAGTTTCTGAGGTTATGTCAAGCCCCCCTTTACATCTGAACCATATCATGCTACACTTGATACAGATTATGTGAGATATCCGTGACACTAGCAGTAATGACAAGAAAAAAGCAAACAGAAAATTACGTCAATAATAAAGAATTTCTTGCCGCTATTTCTGCGTATCGGCAGAAAGTTATTGCTGCTAAAGAAGCGGGTAAACCTCGACCACGAGTAACTAATTACTTAGGTGAGTGCTTTCTAAAGATTGCAACACACTTATCATATAAGCCAAACTTTGTCAATTACATGTTCCGCGAAGATATGATCTGCGACGGAATTGAAAACTGTTTGCAGTATATCGATAACTTCGATCCAGAGAAATCCACTAATCCGTTTGCTTATTTCACACAAATCATTTACTACGCATTCCTACGTCGTATTCAGAAAGAAAAGAAACAACTCGAAATCAAAGGTAAGATCCTAGAGCGTTCGGGATATGACGAAGTGATGCACACGGACACATTTGATGGTAGTATGTCAGGTATGAATGCATCATATTCTGACATGGGAACTATTAAAGAAAGTATTGAAACTAGAATGAACCGATGAGTGAAACCCAAAATTATGAATGGATCGATGATGAATTCCGTGTCGAACAGAAACGCTTTGGAACTTGGTCTAGCTACAGTAAGGAAGGTGAGGGAATTATCACCACACTTACAAAAGAACACCTTATCGCTACAACCCGTTGGTATCTACGAGCAAAACGAGAAGGGTTCCCTGAAACAGGTATTCAATATGATGGAACAGTTGGAGGCAAACTATGAAGGTCGCACTAATTACGGATCAGCATCTTGATGGACGCAAAGGGTCTCTAGCATTCTGGAATTTCTTTCAGAAGTTCTATGATGAAGTATTCTTCCCCACGCTAGAAAAGAAAGGTGTTACTCATATCATCGATCTGGGTGATACCTTTGACAATCGTAAGTCGATGGACTTCAACACCTTCCATCGAGTAAAGTCAAACTATTTTGATAGGCTCCAAGGTTATAAAGTGCATATGCTTCTTGGTAACCACTGTACTTATTACAAGAACACTAATCGCATCAACTCACCAGAACTTCTTTTGGAGCAGTATTCAAACATCACAATTTATTCTGAACCAAAGCATCTCATAATAGGAAGTAAAAAGTTCCTGATGTTGCCTTGGATCAACTCAGAGAACCGTGATGATGTCTTGAATTTACTTGAGACTTCTGATGCTGATATCTGTTGCGGTCACCTAGAACTCAACGGATTCGAAGTAACTCCTGGTATGACTATGGATCATGGCATGGATGCTGGGTTATTTCATCGTTTCAATCGTGTGTGGTCTGGACATTTCCATCATCGTTCAAAGAAAGGAAACGTCCAATATCTCGGCAACCCTTATCAGATGTACTGGAATGATTACAAAGACACTCGTGGATTCCATATCTACGATACTCAAAGTGATAAACTTGAGTTTATCCCTAACCCGTTCGAGATCTTCGAGAAGATCGTCTATGACGACACGATGGGGAACTACAACGAACTCGATGTGTCTGATTATAAAGACAAGCACATCAAGATCATCGTTAGTGAAAAGCGAGACTACCAAATGTTCGAAACGTTGGTTGATCGTCTTTATAACGTAGGCGTCCATGACGTAAAGATTGTTGAAAATCTTGTCGGCACAGACGACCAGGAAGACATCGATGTATCCACCAAAGATACTCTTACTCTCCTCAACGAATATATTGATGAGGTGGAAATGTCCGTAAACAAATCAGATCTCAAGAGCCTAATGAGATCTCTATATATTGAGAGTTGTAACGTTGGCTAACATGTTCATCGTAACCTTGGAAGATCATCCAGACGGAGTATACTCAGTATTTGATGAAGAATTGGATCGGGTTATTCCTATCTTCCAAGAAGAAGACGATGCAGAAAGATATCTTTACATGTTAGAGGAAGAAGACGATTATCCCCCGATGCAGATCGTGGAGATTGACGACCATGTTATAATTACTGCATGTCAGGAACGAGGACAGAAGTTCTCAATCATTACACCAGACGACTTATTGATTCCACCAGACGATTTAGAATGATTATTTTCAAAAAAATTAGATGGCGCAATTTCCTTTCTACGGGGAATGTCTTTAGTGAGGTTGATCTCCAAGGAGCAAAAACAAATCTAATCGTTGGGACCAACGGAGCAGGTAAGAGTACCGTTTTGGATGCTCTTACCTTTTCTCTGTTTGGAAAACCATTTCGTAAAATCAATAAACCTTTGCTAGTTAATAGCATTAACGAAAAAGATTGCCTTGCTGAAATTGAATTCAGTATTGGTAAGATGGATTATAAAGTAGTTCGTGGGATCAAACCAAACAAATTTGAAATCTACTGCAACGGACAGTTGTGGAACCAGGAAGCTTCCGCTGTAGATCAACAAAAGAACTTCGAACAGAATGTTCTCAAACTCAACTACAAATCATTTACTCAGATTGTAGTGCTTGGTTCTTCTACGTTTGTTCCATTCATGCGTTTGCCTCTGGCACAACGTAGAGAGATCATCGAAGATATTCTTGATATTCAAGTGTTCTCTACGATGAATGTTCTTCTCAAAGATAAAGTTCGGGAGAACAACGACCAGATTAAGACACTTGATTACCAGCTTCATCTCTTAGAAGAGAAGATTGATCTCCAGAAAAAGTATATGCTTGATCTAGAGAAAAAAACTAAGGAAGAAATCACTCGTAAGGAAAATAAAATTGCTGAATTGTTGCAAGATGAAAACAGTCAGCATGAAGAGATTGCGCGTCTGACTTCAGAAGTCGAAAAACATTCTAAAGATATGGAAGAGTTGTCAACTTCCTCTGGTAAGTTGAAGAAGTTGAATAAATTTTTATTCAAAATTCAATCAAAACTTTCATCTTGTCAGAAAGAACATTCGTTCTTCACAGACAATCATGTGTGTCCTACTTGCACTCAAGACCTTAGTGAAGAGTTCAGGCAAAGTAAAATTGCCGAAGGCGAAGGTGAACTAAACAATCTTCAAACTGGTCTTGAAGATTTGCTCGATGCAATCTCTAAAGAAGAGGAGCGAGAAAATGAATTCACAAGACTATCGCAAACTGTACTTAGCCTCAACGCTTCTATTACTCAAGCGAATTATCAGATTACTTCCTTACGAAAAACAATCGGTGATATAGAAAACGAGATCAAAGAACTTGAAGGAACTAATCCTGACAAGAAAGCAGAGTTCGTCAAACTTGAAGGACTTATTACAGAAAAGAAAGATTTCAGTAAGACCTATGCTGAATATAAAAAAGATCGTGATACACTATTGGTGGCATCGCAGTTGTTGAAAGACAACGGGATCAAGACTAGGATCATCAAGACCTATCTTCCTGCGATGAATCAACTCATCAATCAGTATCTCCAACGTATGGATTTCTATGTAAACTTTACGTTGGATGAAAACTTTGAAGAGATTATCAAATCACGTTACAGAGATGTTTTTTCTTATGACAGTTTCAGCGAGGGAGAGAAAGCTAGGATTGATATTGCTCTTCTGCTTACTTGGAGAAGTATTGCTAAGCTCAAGAATAGCGTGGATACTAACCTCCTTATTCTAGACGAGATCTTTGACAGTTCTCTCGATCAGCAGGGTGGATCAGATCTCGGTTGGATCCTTCGTAACTTTGATGAAAATACAAATGTATATGTCATCAGTCACAGAGAAAACTTGGATGGAAAATTTGATAGAACTCTTACAGCGGTGAAGGAAAAGAACTTCTCCGTGATCCAAGAGACAGTTTCTGAACTGGACTAGGGGTGCCCTCAAGGGGGTGCCCCTTTTGCTATGCTTACCACATAAGCGAAAGACACCCATGAGCAACCAAGAGATCAAGGGCAACCTTGCCCGACTGCTGGCAACCGAGAACCTCGTTGTGGAGCACCGTAAGGTGCCTACAGCGTCCTTTGACGTTGAGAACCGTGTGCTTACCCTGCCCAACTGGGACCGTGCTTCTGGGGTCGTATACGATATGCTGGTGGGTCATGAGGTGGGTCATGCCCTCTTTACGCCTAATGAAGACTGGCGTGATTTCGCCAAGTGCCCGAAAGACTATGTGAATATTGTTGAGGATGCTCGCATCGAGAAACTGATGAAGCGTAAGTATCCTGGTCTTCGCAAGTCTTTCGCTGGTGGTTACAAAGAACTGAACGATCAAGATTTCTTTGGTATTGCTGGTGAAGATCTCGATACTTATAGCTTGATTGACCGTATCAACCTTCACTTCAAGGTTGGTGCTGGTGCGCTTATTCCCTTTGCCGATGACGAGCAAGTGTTCGTCAAGCGCACAGAAGATGCTGAGACTTTTGAAGAAGTCTGTCAGATTGCTGTAGATGTGTATAACTTCTGCAAGCAAGAGAAAGAACAGGAAAAACTTGACGCTGATTTTCAAGTTGATATGACCACTCAAGGTGGGGGTGGTTCCACCCAAGATGGGGGTGACTTTGAGAATGACAACGGGAATGCCAACGAAGAAGATAATGCCAACGAAGGCACTCCCGTTGGCAATAACTCTCCAGAACGCAAAGAAGGTGGCACTAGTGCTGATCTAGATGATGAGCCTGGCGAAGAAGGTTCTCGCACTCAAGATGCGTTCGATGATGCTGCTCAGCGTCTCACTGATACGTGGTCCAGTAACGTTACTTACGTTGAGATCCCTGACAGCATCAAGGTCTCTGACTATGTTGCTGACTGGACTGAAGTTCACGATTGGATCGATGAGCAACGTACTGAGTGGATGTCTCATCCTACTTTCAATCGTTCGGATGCTTATAATGACGTTGATGCTGCTTATCGTGAGTTCCGCAAGGTATCTCAGAAAGAAGTGAATTACCTTGTCAAAGAGTTTGAGTGTCGCAAGTCTGCTGATGCTTATGCTCGTGCAGGGCAGTCCAAGACTGGTGTTCTTGATACTGCTAAGCTTCATACGTATCGTTACAACGAAGACATCTTCAAGAAAATTACTGTTCTTCCTGACGGTAAAAATCACGGTCTGCTGTTCCTGCTTGACTGGTCTGGTTCTATGCAGCGCGAGATTCTGGCGACTGTCAAACAACTCTTGAACCTAACTGCTTTCTGTAAGAAAGTTCAGATCCCGTTTGAGGTGTATGCTTTCACCAACGATTACGCTTGTGTTCGTCGTGCCAAGCAAGGTAAGTCTCAGTATATTTCTAATGAGGAATACTTTGAGCGTGATGGTTGTAAGTCAGGTGAAATCTATCTTCCCAAAGGTATGTTTCATCTGATGAATTTTATTTCGTCTCGTTCTAATAGCAAAGACTACGAGCGTATGTGTTTAAATCTTTTCCGTGAAGCGTACCTTTATGTGTACCATGCTGGTTATTCTTATACTAACGGTATCGGTCTTTCTGGCACTCCTCTGAACGAGGGTGTGATTATGCTGAACTATCTCATTCCAGACTTCCAGAAGAACAACGATCTTCAAAAAGTGAATGTTTGCATCCTGACTGATGGTGAAGCTTGCCAGACTTCTTATGGTCGCAAGTTCTATAACGAACATAAGGATGAATATTATGCACGTCCTCGTCGTCTTGATGATGGCACTTGTTTGCGTGATCGTAAGACTGGTCGTGTCTATACTAAGTTCCAGGGTTGGGAGAGTAATACCAACACCTTTATTCAGCAACTGCGTGATCGCAACCCTGCGGTGAATGTTCTTGGTTTCCGTATCATGGGTGGTAGTGGTCTTTCTGGTTTTGTGAATTCTTACGCTGACATTTCACGTTACGCTGAGGTTCAGAAACAGTGGAAGAAAGACAAGTCTGCTATCATTCCTGGTCCTAAGAGTTACACCGCTCTGTATGCGATCAACAACAACTACCTTGACGATGAGGTTGAGTTTGAAGTAGAATCTGGTGCTAAGAAAACTGACATTACCAAAGCTTTCAAAAAGATGCTGGGTTCTAAATCTGCTAACAAGAAACTTCTAAATTCTTTTGTGGAGCATGTTGCGTGAATATCTTTGTCACACATCCTTTTCCTGCCGAAAGTGCTATCTGTCTTCCAGACAAACATGTTGTCAAAATGCCGTTGGAATGTTGCCAGATGCTTAGCATCGTTGCTTCTTCTTGGTATCATTCTTACGGAACTTTGGGAAAAGCAGACGGGACGCCCTATTCGACAGAGAAAGGTGCCTTTCGCAACCACCCTTGTACGAAATGGGCGGCAGACACCGTGGATAACGCCTACTGGCTTATCAAATGGGGACTGAATTTATGTGATGAATACACCCTACGATACAATAAAACTCATGCCTGTCAGAATACTTTAATACAGGCATACTATCTTTTTCCTAAAGGTAAGTTGGATAATGTAACTCCTTTTGCTAGAGCTATGCCAGATGAATACAAATATGATACGAACATCTCTACGTTCGATGCTTACAAAATGTATATCGCTAGTAAGCCCTGGGTCGCAAGCAACTACCTCCGTATGCCAGTTCGCAAACCGTCCTGGGTCTGACGCCAAACCACCCAACCTGCCCTATACTACTTACATCAACGAAATGACCTCCATGCCCCGCAAGTCCGACGTTACTACCGAGCAACTGACTGGTTACCTGTCCGAGCACTTTGGTAACGATATTTCCGCCAATATGGTCCAGCAAGCTTGTGATAACTTTGGTATCACCTATGCTACTGCTACCAAGCGTCTGCGTGACTTCTATGTGAAGCGTGGCACTTGGAACCTGACTGTGCAAGAACGTTTGGAGCAAACCTACCAATCTCCTGCCGCTGCTCCTGCTATTCCTGTTCCCGTTCGGGAAATTCAGAATCTTATTCCCGACAAAGATGCTAATTATGTCCCGTTCGGGAACTTTTCTGATGTGAAAAAAATTATCAAGTCTGGCATCTTCTATCCTACTTTTATCACGGGTCTGTCTGGTAACGGTAAGACTTTCTCTGTGGAACAAGCGTGTGCTCAACTCAAGCGTGAGTTGATCCGTGTGAATATCACTATCGAGACTGATGAGGATGATCTGATTGGTGGTTTCCGTCTTGTGAATGGCGAGACTGTGTGGCACAACGGTCCTGTGATTGAAGCTTTGGAGCGTGGTGCCATCCTGCTGCTTGATGAGGTTGACCTTGCCTCTAACAAAATCCTGTGTCTTCAGTCTATTCTTGAAGGCAAGGGTGTCTTCCTGAAGAAAACTGGTCGCTACGTTCAACCTGCTGCTGGTTTCAACGTGATTGCTACTGCCAATACTAAAGGTAAAGGTAGCGATGACGGTCGTTTCATCGGCACTAACGTTTTGAATGAAGCGTTTCTTGAGCGTTTTGCTCTCACGTTTGAGCAAGAGTATCCCAGCGCCACGGTTGAAACTTCTATTCTGAAGAAAGCAGCTGCTTCTTTGGGTGTTGATGACGTGGAGTTCTGTGCCAATCTTGCTAACTGGGCAGACATTATCCGCAAAACTTTCAAGGATGGTGGTATCGATGAAGTGATCTCCACTCGCCGTCTTGTTCATATCATCCGTGCCTTTGCTATCTGGCAGGATCGTATGAAGGCGATTAAGGTTTGTGTCAATCGTTTTGATGACGAAACCAAGCAATCTTTCATCGAACTGTATGATAAGATTGATGCTAATGTAGAAACCAAGGAGGAAGAGAATGCCTCAGATCCGTTCTGATAAATTCCACGGGTACGTAAATCATCTTGCCGTTCTTGACAACGGCAAGACCGTGAAGATCCTAGGTGGCGAGGGTCTCAAACTTTTTGTCAAAGACCTTGACGGAAAGCTTGAAGAATGCTACCATGATAATATCCAACTAATCTGGAACCGCTGAATGAACTACAAATATAATGAAGACGCGATCCTCGAAGAGTTGCGCCAATACATCACCAACACTTATCGACAACATTATTCAGCAGGTGATGACAAGATCCAAACTCTCGATTTGATTGAAGCATGTGGCGATGGAGAAGCTTTCTGTCGCAGTAATATCCTGAAGTATGCCTCTCGTTATGACAAGAAAGGTAGTGCTCGCATGGATATCATGAAGGTGCTACACTATGCCGTGCTGCTGATGCACTTCAACGACAAAAACGCTATCCGTGAAGATTACGACCGCCCATGAGTAAAGTTATCCTTTCTAAGAAAACCCTTGATGTCCTCAAGAATTTTTCCACCATCAATTCCTCTATTGTCTTCCGTAAAGGATCCACGGTTAGAACTATTTCTAACGCAGAGAACATACTCGCAAAGTTTACTGGCGAGGAAGTGTTTCCTGTTGACTTCGCAATTTACGATCTTAGTCAGTTTCTTTCTGGGATCTCTTTGTTTAGCGATCCTCAGCTTGAGTTTGCTAACGAAAGTTTTGTCAATATTCGTGGCGGCAGGCAGTCTGCTCGTTACTACTTTTCTGATCCAGAGATTACGCTCAAGTCTGCTCCTGAAAAAAATGTAAAGTTTCCTGGTGCAGATATCCAGTTCAATCTTTCTGGTGAAGATCTGATCTCTCTGCAGAAAGCATCTGCTGTTTATAGTCTTCCCGATCTTACTTTTGATACTACTGGCGAAGCAATCAAACTGATCCTCCGCGATAAAGAGAATGATACCAGCAATACTTACGAGCAATCCATTTCTGGTGACTTTACTGGGAGCTATTCTTTGGATGTTAAAATTGAAAACATCCGTCTGTTCCCTGGTGATTATACCGTTAAAGTATCTAAGCACCTTATTTCAGAATGGACCAACCAAAACCTTGACCTGACCTATTATATTGCCCTCGAACCCTGATGAAACATATTCTCTTCACCCTCAAAGAATGTCCCTCTGAACTTCTTGACGATGAAGGGTGGATCAGAGATACTGTTTATATGGCATCTAAAAAATGTAACTCCACCCTGCTTGCTTTGAACTCCCATAAGTTTGAACCGCAGGGAGTTACATGTGTTGCTATGCTTGCTGAAAGTCATATCAGCATTCATACGTGGCCTGAGTTGGGTATGGCAGTATGTGATATCTTCACTTGTGGAGATCATACTACACCAGAGAAAGGTGTAGAATGGATGAAGCGAGAACTAGAAGCTCGTGATATTATTAGTAATGAATTTGTTCGACCTTTGGAGTGATTGATGAGTAAAGAGTTTTTGTGGGTTGAAAAGTACCGTCCTACTATTGTTGAAGATTGCATTCTCCCTGCGAGCACTAAGGAAGTGTTCCAGGGTTTTGTCAACCAGGGAGAGCTCCCTAACCTGCTCCTGACGGGCACAGCAGGCGTCGGTAAGACCACCATCGCTAAAGCGATGTGTGAGGAGATTGGAGCGTCCTACATCGTCATCAACGGGTCCGACGAGGGGCGCTTCCTAGACACCGTTCGCAACCGTGTCAGGCAATTCGCCACAACTGTCTCCTTGACCTCTGGAGCGTCCCACAAAGTCGTCATTATCGACGAGGCAGACAACACCACCAACGACGTGCAACTGTCCCTGAGGACCGCTGTAGAGGAGTTTCATGGCAACTGCCGTTTCATCTTCACTTGTAACTTCATTAATAAGATCATCGAACCGCTGCACTCTCGTTGCACGGTCGTTGATTTCAGGATCAAACCAGATCAGGCAACGCAACTTCAGGGTGAGTTCTTCACGCGCCTGAAGTCTATCCTGACGCATGAGAACGTAGAATATGAAGACAAAGTTCTTGCTAAACTTGTTAAGCGGTACTATCCTGATTGGCGTCGCCTCATTAACGAGTGTCAGCGTTATGCTGCTACTGGAGCTATTTCCTCTGCTATTCTTGTTGACGTTGCCGATGTCAATCTTGATGCCCTTCTTGGTGCTCTTAAGAAGAAAGAGTTTACTACGGTGAAGAACTGGGTTGTGCAGCATCTGGATAATGATCCTAGCATGGTGATGCGTAAGATCTATGATAGTTTGTATGAGGTTCTGAAACCCGCTGCTATCCCAGAAGCAGTTTTGATTATTGCCAAGTACATGCGAGACATTAGTGTTGTTCCAGATCAGGAAGTAAACTTGCTTGCATGTCTGACAGAGATCATGATGAGTTGTGAATTCAAATGAGTTTGCTGAAATTTCTTGAGAAGGAACCTAAATTTATTATGATGGAGGAGATGCTTGAACGACTTGAAAACGAACCAGAACGACAATATAGGTGGATACGTGAAAACTACACCAGAGAATGTAAACGAAGCAAATGAAGCTTTGTTTCGTGCTGTAATGAATTTACCTGCGGCAGCTGCCCACTGTGGCATGACGCAGAAAGAAATGAAGATGACCTTTCGTGAATATCTAAAATATCATGCCCCAGACTACAAAATCCCTGAAAACTCCCTTGAGATACCCTGGGGGGAAGAGTAGAGCACTTCCTAAACTCTTTCAATTCATGCCTGATTTGAAAGACTATAAAGAGTTTCGTGAACCTTTTCTTGGTGGAGGTTCTGTAGCACTTGAAGTTGCAAAGCGTTATCCAAATATTGATATTTGGGTAAACGATTTATATGAACCATTATTTAATTTTTGGTGTGAACTCCAATATAATGGACAGGAACTTCAAGATGAACTTCTTAAACTCAAAGAAAAACACAACGATCAAACTAAAGCACGGGTACTTTTCCTTGAAGCAAAAGAATATCTTTCAGAAGATCCAAGAAAATGTGATCGCTTTCACCGCGCTATTAGTTTCTATATCCTTAACAAGTGCAGTTTTAGTGGTCTTACTCAATCGTCCTCTTTCTCAGCACAAGCATCAGATTCAAACTTCTCCGTTGCTGGTATCCAAAGACTTTCCGAGTACCAAGAGTTAATCTCTAATTGGAAGATAACTAATGTGTCATACGAAGAACTGTTGACAGATCGCAAAGATGTATTTGTTTATCTTGATCCTCCTTATGACATTAAGGATAACCTCTATGGGAATAGAGGATCTATGCATAAAGGATTTGATCACGATAAGTTTGCTACTGATTGTGATCGGTTTGTTTGCCCTCAACTGGTTTCCTACAACAATTCCAACCTCGTGAAGGAGCGGTTCCAGGGGTGGACAGTTGGAGAATTTGCACATACCTACACCATGCGGTCGGTCGGGTCGTATACAATAGATCAAGCACAACGCAAGGAGCTCGTCCTTTTCAACTATGAAAATTAAAGTTCAACTCTACGTCGCTGGTCGTCTGTTTGACGAAATTGTTGAAGCGGCAAATTATCAAGATGCTCGGGTTACTGCTCTTGCTCGTAATCCTACTGCTAAAGTTGTTTCTGTTACTGCTGTGTTCAAATGAAATACTTGCGTATATCTTGGAGACTGTGGTGTAAGGCGCTTGGAGAAAAAGCGTCAAATTGCGACAGAGAATCTGATAAGGTTGCGATTATTCGCAGCCTTATCTTTTTGTCGTACATGATTACTAATATTGCTATTGTTGCTAACGCTGTGAGACACTGGAATGACGTACCAACTGAAAGACTACCTCTACTCAATCAACCAACTAAATAGTGTCAAACCGAGGAAGCGTTTCTCTCCTTGGGCGAAAAAAGATTCTATTGATTATCTTGATGTAGTCAAAGAGTATTATGGTTATAATGACGATAAAGCTCTCCAAGCACTCAGGATTCTCACCAAGGATCAGCTAGATCATATTACAAAGGTATTGAATAAAGGTGGAAAGAGATGAGTGTTGAAACTGAAATCCAGTGGAAGCAAACTGATATGGTTGAAGTGGTTCTGAATGAACCCGACGACTTCTTGAAAGTGAGAGAAACTCTGACAAGGATTGGAGTGGCATCGCGCAAAGAAAAGAAGATCTATCAGTCTTGCCATATCTTGCATAAACAAGGTAAGTATTATATTGTTCATTTCAAGGAGCTGTTTGCCCTTGATGGTAAGAACACTAATCTATCGTTGAATGATATTCAGCGCCGTAATCGTATCATTCAACTTCTGAGTGATTGGGGATTGATTACAATTGTAACTCCAGAAAAGATTGAAGATCTTGCTCCCCTCAATCAGATCAAAGTTCTTGCCTTTAAAGAAAAGGATGAATGGACTCTGGAAAGTAAGTACAACATCGGAAGAAAAAAGACAACGGTTGAGTAAACCGTAGTATTCATGGGGGGTTTCAACACCCCTCTTTTTTTATGTTCTTGTATAATTAAATGTGTGATGCCTAACGGGTCACACATAAACGTCGCTTTTTAGGACTATGGTAACATTTAATTGGGAAACTTATACACCGCATTCTATTGGGTTCGATGAAACATTCAGAAGACTGGAAGCTCTTGCTGGAAATGGATCGAGTTATCCACCTTACAACGTGGTTAACGGAGACGATGGCACAACCGTACTTGAAGTCGCTCTTGCTGGATTTGCAAGCGAAGAGATTGAGGTCTCTACTGAACGACATGTTCTGACGGTATCTGCTTCAAAAGAAAAACGAGAAAAGGAAAGGAAGTATCAACACAAAGGAATTTCTCAGAGATCATTTACTCGCAACTGGCAGATGGCAGAAGATGTAGAAGTTGATAGTGTGGATTTTAAAGATGGTCTCTTGACAATTGTGTTAAGGAAAGAACTTCCCGAGAAACAGAAGAAGAAAAAATGGTTCTAAATATTCGGGGCACTTGACGTGCCCCTTTTTTGATGTTACACTAGTATCAAACTGATAATAAGATTCCATATGATTGTGTAATGACAATCAGCAATCCAGAACCAGGATTGCAAACAGCATACGAAAACAAAATTGCACAAAAGCGAGAACTAGAAAATGACGGAACAGAATCAACTGAAGACTAATCATAATGTTCGTGTAGTAACTATTACTACAGGAGAAAGGATTCTTTGTCTATTTGGTGAAGTAAAAGATGATGAGAGGGTAGTTGGATATCGACTGATTTATCCATTTACACTATCACTTGGAGATCAGAATGAAGATGGGACTATTCCCATCAAATATACTAGGTGGTGTCCATATAGTCCAATTCAAGAACATAGAATTTCTGGTGATCATATTATCAGCGTTGTTTATCCAGATAATGGTATTCTTGATAACTATGTTGGTGAATTGAAGCAATTTGGATTTACTGAAGAACAACTTTTCTACCCTGAGGAAACTGATGGAAATAGCGGCGAATCTACTGAAGCTGGCGAATGAGTGGATCATCGCTCAGGTAGAACCAGTTGAAGGGGACACTTTGCCAGGTGACCCCGACGTGTGGATGATAGAACCATACGTGCTAGACTATGAAGGTCAGATCAGTCCATGGGCACCCTATGCTGCTGAACGTGAGTTCAACGTCAGGTCTTCGGATCTGACTGTTGTTACCAATCCAAGTAAGCAGTTGCTTGCTCGTTATCTTGAATGTCTTGAATGAAGTTTTACACAAACGTTGAACAAGCTGGCAACCGTTTGCTGGTCCGTGGTTATGAAAATGGCAATCGCTACAGCGTCAGGGTTCCTTTCAACCCTACGCTGTATTTGCCTACAAAAAACTATTCAGAATGGCGCACTCTTGAGGGTGACTGTGTGGAACCTCATCAGTTTGGTTCCATCACAGAAGCACGAGATTTTGTGAAACAATATAAAGAAGTTGATGACTTTGAGATCTATGGAAACTCACGCTTCTTGTATCAGTACATAGCAGAACAGCATCCTGAGGATGAAGTTAAGTTTGACTCCTCAAAGATTCGTGTATTCACAATCGATATTGAGACTGCTGCAGAAAACGGATTCCCCGACATCGAAACTGCTGATCAGGAAATCCTTGCCATCAGTATCAAAGACAGCTTCTCTGGTCGCATTACTGTGTTTGGAGCGAGAGCATTCAATAACGCAGATGCCATGGTGGATTACATGCATTTCCGATCAGAAGAAAGCATGTTGGGTGCCTTCCTGGATTATTGGCAGGAGAATTATCCTGATGTAATTACTGGTTGGAACGTGCAGTTGTTCGACATGCCGTACATTCACAACCGCGTTGATCGTATCCTTGGAGAGAAGTTTGTAAAACTACTATCTCCTTGGAAACTCGTATCGAAGCGTGAGATCTTTATCAAGGGTCGTAAGAACTTCTCTATCGATATGCTTGGCATCTCTACGCTTGATTATCTTGAGCTGTATAAGAAATTCACTTATACAAACCAAGAGTCCTATCGTTTGGATCACATCTGTAATGTAGAACTTGGTGCAAAGAAACTCGACCACAGCGAGTATGACACCTTCAAAGAGTTCTATGAAAGTGACTGGCAGAAGTTTATTGAATACAACATTCATGACGTTCGCCTGGTAGATCAACTAGACGACAAGATGAAGTTGATCGAACTTGCTTTCACTATGGCATACGATGCTAAGGTGAATTATGAGGATGTGTTTTCTCAGGTTCGTATGTGGGACAACTACATCTACGTTGAACTGCTAAAGCGTAAGGTCGCTATCCCTCCTAAGAAGGAAGCAACTAAAACTGAGAAGTATGCTGGCGCATATGTGAAGGAGCCTATTCCTGGTTTCTATGATTGGGTGGTGAGTTTTGACTTGAACTCTCTATATCCTCACCTGATCATGCAGTACAACATCTCACCAGAAACTCTGTTGGACACCAGACATCCCAAAGCAAACGTAGATCTCATGCTTCAGAAGAAGATTGAGATTGACGGTGAATATGCTGTGTGCCCCAACGGTGCTCAGTATCGCAAAGATGTTCATGGTTTTCTTCCTCAGATGATGAAGAAGATGTATGATGGTCGTGTGATTTTCAAGAATAAAATGCTTGAGGCAAAGAAGCAGTACGAGAAAACTCCTACTGTGGAACTAATGAAAGAGATCGCCCGCTGTAATAACATTCAGATGGCACGTAAGATCTCTCTTAACTCCGCTTATGGTGCTATCGGTAACGAGCACTTCCGCTATTATCGTCTTGCTAATGCAGAAGCGATTACTCTTTCTGGTCAGCTCTCTATCCGCTGGATCGAGAACAAAATGAACGAGTATCTAAATAAACTTTTGCAAACAGAAGATAAGGATTATGTCATCGCATCCGACACTGACAGCATCTATCTTAACCTTGGACCTCTTGTTACTAAATTCTTTGGTAATAAGTCTGGCGATAAAGCAGCAATTGTTGGGATACTTGACAAGATCTGTCAAGACAAGTTGGAGCCGTTCATAGAATCCTCTTATCAGGAACTTGCGAATTATGTTTCGGCATATGAGCAAAAGATGAGTATGAAGCGTGAGAACATCGCTGATCGTGGTATCTGGACTGCGAAGAAGCGTTACATTCTCAACGTTTGGGATAGTGAAGGTGTTAGATATAAAGAACCCAAGATGAAGATCATGGGTCTTGAGACAGCACGATCTTCCACCCCAGCTTATTTTAGGGACAAGTTGTATGCAGCGTTTAAGATTATTATCGGCAAAACAAATGATGAACTTATCAATTTTATCCATGATGTCCGAGCAGAAACCAAAGAAAGACCATACAGCGAAGTCGCGTTCCCAAGAGGCGTCAACAATCTGGCAAAGTATCGCCATCCCACCGAAATCTACAGGGAGAAAACCCCAATCCAAGTAAGAGGTGCCCTTCTCTACAATCATTATGTGAAGAAGTACAAGATTGAAAACAAGCATCCTCTCATTCAGGAAGGAGAGAAGATCAAGTTCATGTATCTCAAGACTCCTAATCCCATTCATGAGAATGCTATTAGCTTCTTTGGTGAACTGCCTAAAGAGTTTGGTCTTGAGAAGTACGTGGATTATCAGACACAATTTGAAAAGTCGTTCCTCGAACCGCTCAAAAATGTGTTAGAATGTATTGGATGGCAACACGAAAAAACCATTACGATTGGGAGTTTCTTTGAATGAACATCTGGGTGGTGAGTTGGACTAATCATGTCGTTGGGCAGATCGGTCCAGAAAATGTTAAATGCTTTGAGGAGTACGAAACTGCCAGAGCATTTGCAAAAATGATGAGTAGTAATTACTCTTACGTAAACATGTATGAAGATGAGGTAACTAAATGGGATTCCTAGATACAGTAATTAAAGAGTCTGGAAATGAGTTCGCTAGCGTTGTTAGTGATGGTGTTGCTGCTGGCGACATCACTACTTTTGTCGATACTGGCTCTTATATTTTTAACGCACTCGTTAGTGGATCTTTGTTTGGTGGAATCCCGTCAAATAAGGTTACTGCCCTCGCAGGTGAAAGTAGCACGGGCAAAACTTTCTTTGCTCTTTCTGTTGTTCGCAACTTTCTTGATGCTAATCCCAGCGGCGGGGTCATCTATTTTGAATCTGAGTCGGCAATTTCTCGGGAGATGATTGAGACTCGTGGTATTGATTCCAAGCGCATGATTATCATGCCTGTGGGAACAATCGAAGAGTTCCGTACCCAAGCCTGTCGTATCCTCGACAAGTATATGAAGGAACCTAAAGATGAGCGAGTGCCTATGCTATTCGTTCTCGATTCTCTTGGTATGCTTTCTACCTCCAAAGAGATGGAGGATGTTGCCAACGACAAGCAGGTTCGTGACATGACTAAATCTCAGCTCATCAAAGGTGCATTCCGTGTGCTAACCTTGAAACTGGGTCAAGCAGGTGTGCCTATGATTGTTACTAACCACACTTATGATGTGATTGGTTCTTATGTTCCAACTAAGGAAATGGGTGGCGGTACTGGTCTGAAGTATGCTGCTTCTACTATCATCTATCTTGGCAAGAAGAAAGAGAAAGATGGAACTGAAGTTGTTGGTAACATTATCAAGTGTGAAGCGAAGAAGTCCCGTCTAACAAAGGAAGGTAGCAAAGTTGAAACCAGACTCTATTTTGATCAACGTGGATTGGACCGCTATTACGGACTACTGGAACTGGGTGAGCAATACGGAGTATTCACCCGCAAAGGCAATCGGATCGTTGTTGGGGAATCTTCCGTTTATCCTTCTGTTATTCTTGCTGATCCCGAGAAGTACTTCACAGAAGAAGTGATGGCACAACTTGAAGAAGCAGCAAAACAAGAGTTCTCCTATGGCAGTTGAGCGTATTGAAGAAACTATCTTGCGTAATCTTCTTTTTAATGAGGAGTATTATCGCAAGGTGGTTCCTTTCCTAAAAGCAGAATATTTTAATGAATATCATGAACGAATCTTATTCGAAGAGGTTGCTGACTTTGCCAGTAAGTACGACAAAGTACCTACTCAAGAAGTTCTCTCAATCAACCTTCAGTCTAGAAACGATCTTACAGAAGATACATTCCAGAGTTCGCTATCTACCCTCAAGTCCCTTGGAGATGAATGGGTTGATTTCAACTGGCTCCTTGACTCCACAGAAAAGTGGTGTCAAGACAGAGCAATCTATCTCGCCCTCATGCAATCTATCAAGATCGCAGATGGAGGCGATAAGAAACTATCAAAAGATGCGATCCCAGGTATCTTACAAGAGGCCCTGGCAGTATCGTTCGACGAACACATAGGCCACGATTATATTGAACAAGCAGAAGCACGCTATGAGTTTTATCACAGAACTGAAGAAAAGATCCCGTTCGATCTTGAGAAGTTCAACTTCATTACCAAAGGTGGTCTCCCTAATAAGACTCTCAACATCGCTCTTGCTGGTACAGGTGTCGGGAAAAGTCTATTCATGTGCCACATGGCTAGTGCCTGCCTCACTCAGGGGTACAACGTACTCTACATTACATGTGAAATGGCAGAGGAGAAGATTGCTGAGCGAATTGACGCAAACCTTCTGAACGTAAATGTCAAAGATATTCCTGAACTACCTGAAGTTCTCTTTACTTCTAAGGTTCAAGAGATCGCTAGGAAGACTAGAGGCAAACTTATTATCAAAGAGTATCCAACAGCATCCGCACACGTCGGACACTTCAAGGCACTACTCTCAGACCTTTCCTTAAAGAAAGACTTCAAACCACAAATCATCTTTGTGGATTACCTAAACATTTGTGCTAGTGCGAGGTATAAAGGTGCGATTGTCAATTCTTACACGTATGTCAAAGCGATTGCTGAAGAGCTGCGCGGTCTTGCTGTGGAGAATAATGTACCTATTGTCTCTGCTACTCAAACTACTCGTAGTGGTTATGGTAATAGTGACCCTGACCTTACCGATACTTCTGAGTCTTTTGGTCTTCCTGCCACTGCTGACTTTATGTTTGCCCTTATCTCTACTGAGGAACTTGAACAACAGGGTCGCATCATGGTCAAACAACTTAAAAACCGATACAACGACCCAACTGCCTCTCGAAAATTCATGGTGGGAATTGACAGAGCGAAGATGAAGCTGTATGATGTAGCAGACGATGCTTCATCAATCAGTATCGATGCCGAAGATCCTGGTGAGGAATTCGCGCAGTTTCAACAAACACAAAACCGTCTATCTAAATTTGCTGAGTGGAATGTATGACTATTGAATTTTCTCGTTATGAAGAGTTTGTGGCAGCAGTTACAAGCAAAGCTTCTACGAACTTTGTTGACTTTGCTGATCGAATTGGCGAGCTTGATCGTGAGGGCGCCAATATTGAACGACTGCTTACTGCTGGCGTTGGCATTAACGCTGAGGGCGGTGAGTTTCTTGAGATCATTAAGAAGATGGTTTTCCAAGGTAAGCCTTGGAACGACGATAACCGAGAGCATCTTATTATTGAGTTGGGTGATATTATGTGGTATGTCGCTCAGGCAACTCAAGCATTAGGAATTTCTATGGAACAGGTGCTGGATGGTAACATTCGCAAATTGTCCAAACGGTATCCTGAAGGCACATTCGACGCCTACTACTCTGAAAACCGAGCAGCAGACGACCGCTGATTTGCTATGATAGGGGGGAACCTAAATAAGGGTGACCCCCTTTCTCCGTAGATGGCAACCCAGAACAAGCACCTGGAGCACCTGGAGGACGAGCTGATTAATTATGGGTATAATGGATATGTCGCCTCCAAGGATCTAATTCAAAGCTTTATTGATGAACTTGGCGGGCGTCCTACTGGCAACGTCAAGGTTACTACCAAATGGGATGGCGCTCCTGCTGTGGTTTGTGGCATCGACCCAGAGAGCGGAAACTTCTTTGTTGGCACCAAGTCTGTATTCAACAAGAAAGAACCCAAGGTAAATTTTACCGAAGAAGATATTGATAAGAACCATGGCGAGATTCCTGACCTTGCCAAGAAACTGAAGTATTGTTTGAAGTATTTTCCTGAACTTAACATCAAAGGAGTTATTCAGGGAGATCTTCTTTTCACGGATGAAGACGTTCAAACCAAAACGATTGATGGTGAACGTTTCTATACTGCTACCCCTAACACCTTAACTTATGCTTGGCCTCTAGATAGCGATCTGGGTAAAGCAGTAAACACCGCTAAGATCGGTGCTGTATTTCATACGTATTACGGCGGTACTGGTCCAGTCAATACGTTGTCTGCTGGTTTTGGTGTTGATCAGTTCAATCTTAAATCTACTCGTAACGTATTCCTGGCAACTGCTACTGTAGATAATATCAGCGCCAAATCTGGTCTCACTCCTTCTGAGGAGCGTGTGCTGAAGTCTGTTATCTCTGTTGTTTCTAGAAATGCTCCTGCTGCTAAAGAGTTTCTTGAGATTATCGCTCACGAAGCAGGAAAGCAGTTCACACTTGGTTATACCATGAAGCGTTTTACCAACTCCTATGTGAAGGAAGGTAAGACGATTACTAATGTGAATAAGTTCATCGAAGGTTTCACGAAAGCGTTTGAGAAGTCTCTGGTTGAGAAAGTAGAGAGTCTGAAAACTGAGAAGTCTAAGGCACAGTACCGCGATATTCTTGCTAACGGTATCTCCTATTTGGAGAGTAATAAGTCCGCTTTCAAAGCCTTCATCGTGATGTATAACTCCTTCACGAATGCTAAGAACCTGATCAACCTGAAGCTTGCTGGTCTCAGCGATACTCGTGTGTTTCTTCGTAGTGGTGATAACTTTGTGGTTACCAAACCAGAAGGTTATGTTGCTATCGTAGATGGCAAGGCAGTCAAGATTGTTGATCGTCTTGAGTTCTATCGTGCTAACTTCACGCTTGAGAAGTCCTGGCGTCCTCCTGTTGGCGAAGGTGCAAAGGTTGCTGTATTCACGTTTGGGCGTTTCAATCCTCCTACTACGGGTCATGAGCTACTGATAAATAAAGTCAAGGAGTATGCTGCAGGTAATGATTACTACGTGTTTCCTAGTCATACCACAGATAAAAAAGGGAAGAATCCTTTGACCGCTGCTCAGAAAGTATCTTTCA